ACTCTCAGTTCTGGTTGCAAAAGTTTGTGACAAATATTCAACTTCAGCGTAATCCAATGAAATAATATCATTGGATTGTTTTCTAATATTATTACCTTCAACATCAGCAAAGTTAGCATCATCAGTTAGATCAGGGGCAACCACTGGACCATGAATAAAATCAACTGAAGTTGTGTAGTGTCTTGGTCTTAATTCACCGTATGCCCTATCAATTGAATTTTCAATTCCGAAAACTGCATCTTGAGTTTTAAAACTTGAGAAATTATCAACAAAGAATCCTGCTTTAAACCTATTCAAACCCTCTGCATCAGTAACAAATAAATTTGCTGTTTCTTTTTCTAAAAGAGACAATGTAGTATAATACTCTAAATTTTTAATTCTATCTTCAAGTTTTTTGATATCTTGCATTCGATATCTTTTATATTCACTGAAGGAGATTTTTGCATCCTCTGGTCTATGTAAGAAAGGTGGAAGATTTATAGTGCAAATTTCAATGGCATCATCGACAGGATTTGGTCTTACTGGTTCGTCTGATGGTGTTCCATAAACAACTTGAAACTTTCCTTCCTTGGAAAGGAATACTCTATCAATTCTTCCTTGATAATATGTAATATCTGCCGTAATTGCTTCATCAGAGGCAAGAACATTAGTTGCAGATTGTCCAGAAGAATTAAAGGTTCTACCTAAAAATTCTAAAGGTGATCTTGAACCATCACTTACTGTGTAATTAGAAACTCTAGGTCTGATATCAATAATATCAGAGTTTCTAAAAATATCCACACTTCCGATATCATTAGTATAATCAAATTGTTGATAAGAATTTGCTGTTATTACATCACCATCATCAGTAGAATCAAAGTATGCATTAGAGAAATAAATTCTAAGTTGTTTTGCTGGTGACTCTGCTTTATTTTTTCTTTTTATTCTACCATAATCATAGAAAGTATTTTCTTGACCAGTTTTAAAAGTATAGTTAGATGAAATATTAAAACTAGGTGTGCTAAGAGTGGAAACTTGTGCAGTGAGATCAGACTCATCAAATAGTAAAGTTTCACCCTCTACAAATACTGATGAATTTTTATAGATGAATGAAATGTTACCAGTATCAATGATTTGTGCAAGAATTGCTATTGCACCACTAGTTTGACCTGTAATTTTTTCTCCAACTATAAATTCTGAAGTCGTCGTGGAACTACTGGTTATGTTTGATAGTGATGTCTTGGGTGCAGATGCTGCACTAGTATCAGAAGATTCATAAACTCCATGCACTTCTAAAACATCAGGAACGTTTAGGGAAATAATTTCATCTTCTACTCTAGTTCCATAAGGATATGATCCATATACTAATCCATTATTAAGAGTAGTTCCTCCTATACCAGATCCAGCAAGTTTTGATTTATCTACAATAACACTGTTTACTGTATTTTTAATTTTTACCTTTGACTTTGGATTGGTTTTTCTTAAAGTTGCAACAAGAGTTGCTCCAGTATCTGCAGAACCCAATCCTCTTATTTGTAAGGTTTTTCCAACACCACCTATCTCAAACTTATCTGCTGACAATGCTTCAGTGGATCCATCTGATCTAGTTAAAAGATATCTTTCATCATCAAATGGTAGGAAGGTTTCATTTGTATCAGCTTGAACTGATGAAGTGAGTTGATTTGATGCAATATTAACTGTAAATGTTTTTCTAATTGTTAAAATAGATTCAGAAATATCTACATTAGAAACATCCGTTCTTGGTAGGGGTGTGAATAAAGAGTTGTCTGAAGAAGATGACAAGTCTGTGTTTACCACAGTAAAATCAGTTACACTTAAAGTAGAAGATGGAAGAATATTACTTGAAATACCAGTAACTGCTGTAACTGCAGCTATACTGATAGAATCAGTAGCAACACTTACAACTCTGGCTGTAATTGGATCTTCAGTTGCAAGACCTGTCGAAGTATCCGAATATTGAATAATATCATTCTCTCTTAAAAGAGTTCCTGGGAATAACGTATTTGGACTACGTACAGTACTTACACCACCAGAAAGAGCACTAATCGTTGCAATTCCAACTACAAATTTAGTAGATTGAACAACATTAGCATTAAAAGTATTGACACCGACTATTCCGTCAGAAAGATCTAAAGTATTAGCATTTCCATAAACAGATTTTACATTTGAAATATCATGTTGAGTTACTGCAATAGCAATTCTTCCATTCTCAATTCCATTAAAGGTAAGTTTTTCATTAGTAACAAACGTTCCATTAGTCTCATATACAGTAAGTGCAGTTCCTGCGTTAACTGCATATCTCAAGAAACCAGTAGCACCACTAGATTCTCCCTTAACAAAAGTAGGAACACTTAAAGTATGAGATTGATTTAAAGTAATATCAGTGTTAGTTTGAACATCAAATAGTGCCAAATCCCACTGATTAATATCTGCATTTGTAGTGTTATAAGTTCCAGATTCCAATCTAAAGTCATAAACTCTAGCAACACCTATTTCTTTTCCTGCAGCTGATTCTGCACCAGAACCAACTGATTGATCCCTTAAACTTAAAGTATAAGTATTTCCAACTCCAACAGTTGGAGATCTATGAATTGTATTAATTTTTAAAGTTGGTCCTGTGTTATAAATTATATTTTGATTTTCTAAAGTTCTTGTTGATCTTGGTTTTTCGACATCAACATAAGTAACATTTAAAGTCTCAATTTCAAATCCTCTAACATATGCTTTTCCTGGAGATACCTTATATAATGCTAAATCATTTCTAGCACTTTCTCCCCCAGGAGTAAATTGTCCTGAATTAAAAATACCACCGTTTCCTACTCCATTGTTTAACGAATTAACAACAGAAACATCAAATGGTTTTACGTAATAATTTCCAGATTCATCAAAAGTTCTTCTTGCCATCATATTTCTGATGTCAAGATATCCAGGACCACCACCTAGATTACCTCTTCTGGTCGTATTGGTTTGTAATACTCCGTTAACTATCGTTGCAAGAAGAATAAAATTATCGTCATTAAAATCATCTAATGGTTTTTTAAATAGACTGGTGGTAATTCTAAGTCTATCTGCACCAGGCGCAGCATAATTGTTAAAACCTTGAGAATTGTCGTTAAGAGTTTCGTCTAAATCAGAATTGACAATTTCTTCATTGATAAAGAGACCAACTCTATAGTTGGGTGTATTAGTGTATTGATCAAGAACTAAAACTTCTTTGTTTACGTTTACAAAATTTCCGCGAATAAAATATACACCACTTTCAATTTGAAAAGATGATCCTGTGGCAGCAGCATCAGTCTCCACAGTTGATCCAAAGGGAGCACCTGGTGCTATGGTGCTATTTCCCAATAGACCAGAATTGATAGTTTCATTACATGTTAATAATTCTGCATCAAAAAATTGTTGAGTCGAATTATTTGACGTGCTAGAAGCAAGGTAATTAACATAAAGAGTTAAATTTCCTCGTTCAGAATCTTCTGGTAAAACAACACTGTCAACAAATGCAGTTACTCCAGATCTTTCTCCAGTAATTTTTGTTCCAACTAATTGTTCAACATATGCAGAAACTGGAATTCCCTGATAAGTGTTTTGAAGTTGAATTGCATAATATATTTGATTATATCCAATATTTCCTGGGATTACCTTTGCACCTTCTTTAAAAAAGTGCTGCCCAAATTTTTCAATCTGATTCTGGAGAATCGATTGAAGACCAGTCAGTTCTCTTGCCTGAACAGGATATCCAGGTTTGAATAATACCTTATGATAATCGTTAGTTGGATCAAAATCGTCAAAATATGGCGATACGTTTAGATTCGTTTGTTGAGGCATAATTCTTTAGAACTGCAAGATAACTTTTATGTCTTCTTTTTGATCTGATGATCTGGTTATTGATGGTCTATTGTCAACGTAAATAATATTACCAGAGTGTTTCTTCACCTCAGGATTGGCAACACCACTCGCAAAATTTTGACCAAGATAGTATGTACGATTATTTATTACAGTGGATACACCCGTAAAGTTAGAATCAATTGCTAAATCTTGTCCTGTGGAAGGAATAATTGTCAAACTACCACCAGTTCCTGGGCTAGATGTAAACTCATTAAGTTCAAATCCATAAGTTGGTGTGGTTTGTGCAGTTCCAACAGTGTTAAATCCAGCAAGACTTCTATCTTGCCAGAATTTTAAAACACCTGTAGTTTGATCATAACTAACCACTCTTCCAACTGCCGTAGTGCCAGTTGATACTGTTTGAGTAAAATATGAATCAGCGACAAATGTTGCTGTACTATAACCAGTTCCAACTAATCTTAAAGCACCGGTAGCAGATGCTTTCTCTGAATTTAAAAGTGTTGTTGACCCATATTGTCGAGGATTTTCTACAATACCAATTCTTGCTATTTGATTTCCAGTAATAAAGTCTGGATTTTGATTATCATTTTCGATTCTAGAGTACATTAAAACATTATATGCTCCAAGTTCTCTATAGATGTCAGCACCATGACCTCCTTGAGGAGAAATAATTACATCAAAAGTTGGTCTTGTGGTGCCAGTAGGAACTCCTCCAGCAACTAAATCAACATTTCCAAAAGTATATCCAGAACCTTGATTAGAAATTGTTATTGAACCTACTTGTTGATTTCCATCAATGACAATTGTACATTCTGCACCAGTCCCATCCCCTTTGATAGGGACTTCTGTATATACACTATTTGCAGTTCCTAAACCAATTCCTTTGTTAGTAACAGTGACAATTTTAATCGATCCATCTACAGCATTATCTCTAACAGCAGCATTATCTGTAGATGTACTCCAATCCGCAGGAACTGGCATATATTGTGTTGATTCAAACTTTGCTACATCACTAGGACTAATCGTATACAGATATTTCCAAATATATCCATCACCACTGGTTCCTGCTGATCTAGGTTCTAAATCAGTAAACGTAGGTTCATCAAGAGATGGTTGTCCTGTTGGATTATCTGGTGTAGTTCCATTTTGAAGACAAATATACACTCTAAAATCACTATTCATTACAAAATAGGTTGCCAGATATAAAGAGGTTGATCCAGATACGGCAGCAGTATTCGTTCTGCTATAATCATGTCGGTACATATCATAAGTTGTACCAGACGACCATGTTCTCTTAGGAACCACTTGTTTTACATCTGATGAAGTAATTTTTTTCAAAGCAACCATTGTGTTCCAATAGTCGTTCTCTTGATCAAAATTATCTTTAGGTGCAGGTGGATCAGAGTCCCAATCTGATTGATAGTCAGCTGGATTTGTCAAACCAACAAAAGAATAATATGAGTTGCTGGAATTGTTTACTCCAGCAACAAAATTTTTAGCATTTAATATCCTAATCTGATCCGTTATAATGGCAGCCATTTGACGCAGTTTTTTCTTTATTTATCAACAAATTACAGAACATAATTTGTAAACTTCAAGAAGTTCGATCTTACAACCATGGCAGAAGTAGTAATACCAGATCCCTCAGTAAGTCCTATTCCTGATTCAGTATATGCATTATATGCGGTTGCTTTCGATCTACCAACAACTTCAATTTTACCCCAACTAAACTGACCCATAAAATCAGAAGTGGTTATTCCAGAGAATCCAGATGCAAATCCATCAACATTAACAAATAATCTCTTAACGTGTGTGGAAATTCCAGAAACACTGGTAGTCAATCCTTCAACAGAAGCAACTTGATAAACATTATCTGCGAAAGAGGTTCCAACACCAACCACACTTCCAGAGGAATCAAAAGATGTTATTGAGGTTGAACCAAGTCCAACGTTTGATTTTTTAATAACAAAGTAGTCATTTGCTTGAATACCAGTAGCAGTGACTGCTGTTCCTGTAATATTAGAATTCCTAAGGAAAGAGTCATATGGAATGTGAATGTCGAAAATTAATTGTGTAGTACCAATACCAACAGAGGTAGATCCAAATCCAACAATAACACCATTGTCTCCATAATAATTACCAACGGTTACTTCTTCTTCATTATATGCTGGAGGAGAAATTAACACAGTTGGAGGATTTGTATTTGTATAACCAACTCCTGCACTTGTAATTGCAACTCCTGTCACAGTCCCACCAGCACTAATAGTTACGGATCCGAACGCTCTTGAAGAAGAGGTATATCCAAAACTTACGGTTGCTGTAGAATATCCAACACCACCATTAGAAATAACAACAGAGGAAATTGTTCCAAGTCCAGATACAACTGCTGTTGCTGCTGCTCCAATTTTTTGTTCCTGTTTAATAAATTTAATTTTCTTTTG